ATGGATTTGATACTCTGTATTTGACGGGTGTTCAAGGAGAAACTTTTGATACAGGAGACTTGGTTGTTTATGAAAGTGACACTGCTGTTTCTTATGCAAACACTGATATTTTGAGTTCTACTGTTCTCGATTCTCTGTCAGAGGGTAATATTATTGAAGTTACTCATCATAGTCACGGTATGCACGCAAGTAACAACATTGTTACTTTGTCGGATATTGAACCAAATACAGTTCCAAGTACACTTACATCTGAACTAACAAATAGTGCAGCATCAATCTCTGTTGCTAATACATCTATCTTTGGAACATTTGAAGGTATTACCACTTCAAGAGGATTTGTCAAAGTCAACAACGAAGTTATCTTCTATGATTCAATCACCGCAGGTGGTGGTGGAGCGGGAACTCTTGGAATTGGAACAAGAGGTATTGATTCATCTTTGGTAAGATCTCATCCAAACAATTCAGAAATCTTCCCATACGAACTAAATGGCGTATCTTTGACCAAGATCAATACGCAACATAATATGTCCAGTAATGCATTATTGAATTCGTCTCAAGATATTGATAAGTATTATCTTGAAATTGATCGTCAAGATAGAGCAAGTGGCGACACAATTCTGAGCTTCACTAGTGACAATCAAGTTGGTGGTAGTGGTGCAGTTGGCACAAGAAACATTCAATACAATACGATTGAACCAAGAGTTAATGTAATTACTCCAGGTGAAGGAACATCTATATCTGCACAAATTAGAACAACTTCTGGTACAAGTGCAGGTGGTATTGAACCATCGTTTATTGATCAAGGATTTGAATCTGTCGAATTGAATGTAGACAATGCTCTGTCTACACCAAGAATTGTTGCTTCCGAAATCAACGAAACTACCAGATTGACAACTTTACCCAAAAACAGATCATTCACTCTGGGAATTACACTCAATTCTAATGATTCGAATCTTTCACCAGTCATTGATACCAATAATATGACAATGATCTATGGTAGAAATCGTCTGAATAATCCTATTAGCGATTATACAGTTGATGGTCGTGTCAATCTTAATAGAGAGGATCCACATAGTTCAGTCTACGTAACCAACAAAGTTGATTTGGCACAACCTGCTACATCACTCAAGGTTTTGGTTTCTTCTTACAGACACGCATCTGCAGATTTCAGAGTTCTCTATCAGTTGTTTAGAACAGACTCTGGTGGTATTGAAACAACCTATCAGTTGTTCCCTGGTTACAATAACCTTAAAGACACTGACGGTGATGGTTTTGGTGATGAGGTGATTGATAACACTCAAAACAATGGCAGATCAGATGCATTTGTTCCTGCCAGCATTGATGGACAGTTTTCTGAATATCAGTTTACTGCCGACAATTTAGAACAATTTGATGGATTTAGAATTAAAATTGTTATGAGTGGAACCAATGAAGCACGTTCTCCAGAGTTTAAGGACCTTAGAGTAATTGCTCTTGCTTGATTATGATTAGAGTTGAGGGACAAAAAAATCTGTATCGGGATAATTCTGGCGCTATTGTCAATACCGATACAGATCAATATAATCAGTATGTTAGATTGAGGGAGAAAAGAAAACTCGAAAAAAAGGAAATTGTTGAAATCAAACAAGAAATTGAAGAACTCAAATCACTTCTTAAGGAGGTTTTAAAAAATGGATCCTGATACTATCGAATTGTCAAATCTTTCCAAAAGTTTTGAATATGTAAAGATGGCATCGCAGATAGATGAATGCGATGACCGAGAGGAACTTCGTAATATTGCAAAGGCATATCTTAAACTCTATTTGAAGCAACAGGAAGTTGTTGGTCGCATAGGACTAAATAGTTAAAAATATTATTAGACAATGGCAGTCTACACTTCTAATATTATAGTAAATACTGGAACAGACTTTAGTCAAATTTTTACTCTAGAGGATGGGCAGACTAACGCTGCTCTTAATTTGACTAGTTATGATGTAAAAGCACAAATGAGAAAGCATCCTACTTCTAGTGGGGTGACAACTTTTACTGCATCAATTTATAGTGCTTCTAATGGTCAAATTCAGTTGGGTTTATCAACAACCACAACTGCCAGTTTGAAAGAAGGTAGATATATGTATGATGTTGTCTTAACAGACACATCAAATGTTATGAGTAGAGTTCTAGAAGGATCTGTAATGGTCACCAAAGGAGTTACTCAGTAATGGCAAACATCAAAGTTAGATCAAGCAATAACTCTATTGTTGTTAGAGTTGGTCAGACTAATGCAACTAAAGTTGTAGCATCAAACGTTGCTGCATCAGCAGCAGGAACATTGGAAGCAATTGCAAGCGATGTTTCTTCTTCAGGCAGAGCTACAAATACATTCTTAATGTATGACGGTAGCGATTATATACACGTAGATGCTTCTCAGATTATGGATCTGGCAGATACAGTTGATGACGATACAATTGATTATGGTTCTTTCTAATTGATAATTATGAGACTAAAGTAATAACCTTTAGTTTTGATAAATACAATTAAAGGTAAAGACTAGAAAATGGCTGCTCCAGTATTAAAGTTTAAAAGAGGTAAGCTAGTAGAGCTTCCCTCATTGGCTGTAGGAGAACCAGGTTTTACTACTGATAAATACGATCTATATCTTGGAAGCAGTGACGGCAATAAATTCGTAGGCAGTGGAAGATTCTGGAGTACTGAAACTGCTACCACAGGTAGTGGAGTATATTTCTTTGAAGCTACCGATAACGGAACTAACAAAACCCTTATTCAAGCACCTGCTTCTTTAGCAGCAGACCTAACTTACACTCTACCAAGTGCTCAGGGTAACGCAAATTCTGTTTTAACAAATAACGGATCTGGCGTCTTGACGTGGGGTGCTGGTTCTGCAAACTCTGTTCTCACTGGTGTTACGACAATTCAAGGTTCGCTTGATGTTGAAGCGGATGCTGAATTTTCTGGTCTGACTACAGTTACCAATACCACAGACAACACTATTGGTAATGTAAATACCGGTGCTTTACAGATTGATGGTGGTGTAGGTATCGCCAAGAATCTGACAGTTGGTGCTGCAGCATCTGTCACCAGTGACTTCTTTGTTTCGGGCATTTCGACTTTCGTAGGTACAGTAACGTTCCAAAGTGGAACAATCAACCTTGGTGATGCTGATACTGACGACATTAACGTAGCTGGTGAGTTCATCTCAAGTCTTGTTCCTAACGCAACCAAGACTTATGATCTTGGCGAATTTGCTAAGCAATGGAGAGATCTCTTTGTTGGTGGTCAAATCAATGGATATGAGGGTCTTGTAGGTACTGCAAGTTCAACAAGAGTTGACTATGCAGTTACTGTTGCATCCAAGACAGACGCTCACAGATATAAAGGTTCAGGATCTAGTAGTGCATACTTCATTGATGGATCCGAATCTCCATTCCTGACTCTGTTACCTGGTCTATCTTATAGATTTGACCAGTCTGCAGCATCGAACAGTGGTCACCCACTGAGATTCTATCTTGAGTCTGATAAGACTACTGAATGGACTACTAGTGTCACAACAAACGGAACTCCTGGTAATGCTGGTGCATATACAGAGATTGAAGTTCTTGATACTACACCTGTAGTTCTTCATTATCAATGTAGTTCCCATGGATTTATGGGTAACTCGTTGGCAACAAACTCCAACGTAGTAAACAGCAACCACGCAGCAATTCTCCGTGGAGGATTGGATGTTAGTGGTGGAGAGTCAACATTATCTTCTGCAACTGTCGAAGACTTGACTGCTGGAAGAGTTGTTCTTGCTGGTACAAGTGGTGCTCTTGAGGATAGTGGAAACCTGACATTCAACGGAACTAAGTTGACTGTCACAGGAAACGCTCAAATCACATCAGACCTGGATGTTGATGGTGGCGCTAACATTTCTGGTGGAGAATCAGTTTTATCTTCTGCAACTGTTAGTGATCTGACTGCTGGAAGAGTTGTTCTTGCTGGCACAAGCGGTGCTCTTGAGGATAGTGCACTTCTGACCCACACTGGTGGAACTGGTCTTGTTGTAACTGGCAATGCATCAGTAAGTGGCATTGCTACAATCAAGCAACTTGAAGTTGGTCTTCCTGGACAAACTTTGGTTGGTATCACTACCATTCTTGATGAAGATACCCTGGCATCAGATAGTGCAACTGCACTGGCAACTCAACAGTCTATCAAGGCATATGTTGACTCTCAAGTAACTGCACAAGATCTTGACTTCGCTGGTGATTCTGGAACTGGTGCTGTTGATCTCGATTCTCAGTCACTGACTATCTCTGGTACTTCTAACGAGATTGAAACTTCAGCATCAAACCAGACCATTACAATTGGACTTCCAAATACAGTCAACATCACGACTGAACTGGATGTTCCAACCATTGAAGTAACCACCATTGAATCAAGAAATGGTGCTACTGCAATGACCATTTCCGATACTACGGGAAATGTTGCAGTTGCGTCTACTTTGACAGTTCAAGGTGATCTGGTTGTAACTGGTGCACAAACAATTGTCAATACAGAGACCCTGAAAGTTGAAGACTCTCTGATTGAAGTTGGTCTTGTTAACAGTGGTGGTGATCTGGTTGCACCTACTACTGATGCAAACATTGACGTTGGTATTCTCTTCCACTATCACACTGGATCTGCCGCCAAGAAAGCAGCAGTATTCTGGGATGATTCGGTATCAAGAATTGTATTTGGATCTGATGTATCAGAAACCAACAGTGTATTGAGTGCAACTGCCAACACAGGTTACTCTGGAATCGAAATTAAAGAACTTTACGTCAACGACTGTGCAGGTGCTTCCCAGGTTATTTCTTGTACTGGTAGCACAAGAAATCTTGAGAATATCACGATTGACGGCGGAACATTCACCTGATAACTTTCAAATAACTTATAAATACAGGTGGGGTAACTCCCACCTTTTTTTATATTCGATTATGAATGAAATTGACTACAGAGCTTTATTAACGGTATATCAACAAAAATCTGCTGATATGCTCTCTCAGATTATCGCCTTGGAAGCAAAATTGATTGTTGCAAATCAGAGACTTGAAGAGGCACAAGGTAAAACAACAAGAAAAAAACCACAACCAAAGACGGTTGTAGATGCTGAGGAATTCTAAATGGCAAAACCATCAACACGCCAAGGACTGATTGATTATTGTTTCAGACGTTTGGGTGCTCCAGTACTTGAAATAAACGTAGATGATGACCAAGTTGATGATTTGGTTGATGATGCTTTGCAATTTTATCAGGAAAGACACTATGATGGTGTCGAAAGAATGTACCTGAAGTACAAAATTACTCAAGAAGATAAAAATAGAGGAGAAGCAAAGGGAACCACAGGAGTTGGAATTGTAACTACAAGTGCCACATCTACATCAATTAGTGGATATGGAACTACAACATCAAATTTCTATGAAACCTCAAATTTTATTCAAGTTCCAGACTCTGTAGTTGGAATTGAAAAAATATTTAAGTTTGATACTAGCAGCATTTCAGGAGGAATGTTTAGTATCAAATATCAACTGTTTTTGAATGATTTGTATTACTTCAATTCAGTTGAACTTTTGCAATATGCAATGACAAAGACATATCTTGAAGATATTGATCGTTTGTTGACAACGGATAAGCAGATAAGATTCAACAAAAGATCGGATAGATTATATTTGGACATTGACTGGGGAGCACAAACAGTAGGTGATTTTATTATCATTGAATGTTATCGTGCTTTAGATCCAGAATCATTCAGTCAAGTTTATAATGATAGTTTCATCAAGAAATATCTTACTGCTCTGATTAAGAGACAGTGGGGAGCAAACCTCATCAAATTTGGTGGAGTCAAACTTCCTGGTGGAATTGAACTAAACGGAAGACAAATATATGATGATGGCGAGAGAGAAATCGAAGCGTTGATGTCCAGAATGTCTATGGACTTTGAATTACCACCCCTCGACTTTATTGGATAATGGCGTTAAATCCCTTCTTTCTACAAGGTTCTAGATCTGAACAAAATCTTGTTCAGGATCTTATCAATGAGCAGTTAAAAATATTTGGGGTAGAAGTTACATATATCCCAAGAAAGATGGTTAGGAAACAAACCATCTTGGAAGAAGTTCAGTCTTCAAAATTTGATGATAACTTTTTACTAGAAGCATATCTCAATAACTTTGATGGTTATGGTGGTGCTGGTGATATTATGACCAAATTTGGTGTAAGTGTTAGAGATGAAGTAAGTCTCACGATATCCAAAGAAAGATTTGAAGACTTTATCTCACCATTTTTGGAAGATGAAAATGATCTAGAAGTGGAACTTGCATCGAGACCAAGAGAAGGAGACTTGGTATATTTTCCTCTTGGACAAAGATTATTTGAAGTCAAGTTTGTAGAGCACGAAAATCCTTTCTATCAGTTGGGAAAAAACTACGTCTACGAAATTCAATGTGAACTCTTTGAATATGAAGATGAGGTTATTGATACATCTATTGATGAAATTGATAAGAGAATTGAAGATGTGGGTAACATTATCAAGTTGCAGTTGTTCTCTACCGGAACAAATGCTTCTGTGACTGCTCACGTTGGAAGTGGTTATGTTAGACAAGTATTCCTAAACAATGATGGTTATGGATACACTAGTGCTCCTGTCGTAACGTTCTCTCCACCAAAGGGACCTGATGGAACTGTCGTAGCAACTGGAACTACTGCAACTGCTGTCGCAATCACAACAACTAGAGGTGGAATAACTTCAGTTGAGAGAATTTTGTTGACGAACGCTGGTGCAGGATATACAGGTGCTACACCAACAGTCACAATTACTGGTGGTGGAGGAGCAGGAGCCGCAGCTACTTGTGGAATTAATACCGATAAGAGAGGTGTTGTCAGATTTAGTGTTTCTGATGGTGGTGTTGGATATAGCACCGTTCCTTCAATATCAGTTGCTGCTGCACCACTTACACCTACACTTCGTGCTAGTGGAGAGGCAGTTGTTAGTGCTGCTGGTACTATTAGCGCAGTGCGCATCATCGATGCTGGTGCTGGATATCAATCTTCTGCACCAACTGTTACTGTTGGAACTGCAGCAACTGTCGGAGTCGGAACATTCTGGTTCAACGAACTGATCACAGGAGAAGATTCAAGCACCACTGCTCGGGTCAAGAGATGGGATGCAGATACAAAGATCCTGGAAGTCGGTATCGTTACTGGAAGATTCTTTGCTGGAGAGCAAATCACTGGTGCTAAATCTACCGCAGCGTATGATATTCAATACGTCGGAGGTGCAACCACCACACTAACAGATAAATATCAACAAAACGATGAAATAGAAGATGAGTCAGATCTCATCCTTGATTTCTCTGAATCTAATCCCTTCGGTACATATTAATGCTAGGTAGTTATTTTTATCACGAGATTATCAGAAAAACCATTATTGGTTTTGGAACTCTGTTTAATGGAATCTCAATCAAACATAAAGATAACGATGGAAAAGTTATCAATGATCAAAAAGTTGCTTTAGCATATGGACCTGCACAAAAGTTTTTAGCAAGAATTGAGCAGCAAGCAAATTTGAATAAAGCTGTTCAGATAACACTTCCAAGAATGTCATTTGAGATGACATCTTTGGAATATGATTCATCAAGAAAAGCAGGAATTACTCAAACCTTCAAGTCTGTAACTAACAGTCAGATGAAAAAGGTTTATATGCCTGTTCCCTATAATATTGGTTTTCAGTTGAATATCTTCTGTAAGTTAAATGATGATGCTTTGCAAATTATTGAGCAGATTCTCCCATATTTCCAACCAGCATTTAACATTACAATCAATTTAGTAGATTCTATTGGTGAAAAGAGAGATATTCCCATTGTTTTGAATGGTATCTCAATGCAAGATGATTATGAGGGTGATTTTTCTAGTAGAAGAGCGTTAATATACACATTAAACTTTACTGCCAAAACATATCTGTTTGGTGGAATTGCCGATAGTCCAGAAGGTCTCATTAAAAAAGTTACCGTGGACACTTACGCTTCTACCAATACCAGAACTGCTACAAGGCAGATGCGTTACATTGTAACTCCCAAAGCAAAGAAAGATTATACAAATGATCAAACTGGAGATCTTACAGCAACAATTAATGATAGTGAACCATTAATTGCAGTTGTAGATAGCTCTGGTTTTGAAGTAGGAAACAGAATTATCATAGATAGTGAGATAATGTATGTTGAAGCAATCCCATCCTCCACTCAACTTTATGTTGAAAGAGGTTACGATTCAACAGTTAAGGCAACGCACCTTAAGGATGCAGTTATCAATCTTCTGACTACTGCAGATGATGCGTTGATTGAACCAGATGATGATTTTGGTTTCAACGAATCTTTTGAATATCTTGGTGATAGTAAAGCATACAGTCCTACAAGACAAATTGACCTTTAAAATTTATGTCTGAATTTGATGCCATTGACGATGCACTTAATGTGGAAAGTAGTATTGTAAAATCAGAAAAACCAGGTCCTATTAAGAGACCAGAGGAAAGCACTGATATAAAGAAAGACTATGAGTATACAAGAGCAAATTTATATTCTCTTATAGAAAAAGGGCAAGAAGCAATCAATGGCATTATGGAACTTGCAGGAGAAAGTGCAAGTCCTAGAGCGTATGAAGTTGCAGGACAACTCATTAAGAGTGTTGCTGATACAACAGATAAACTAGCAGATCTTCAAAAGAAACTCAAAGATCTTGAGGAAGATAACACTAAAAGTGGTCCTAACAGCGTTACCAACAATGCAGTGTTTGTAGGTTCTACAACTGAACTGCAGAAACTATTAAAACAAGGTTTTCTAAATAGTAATAGTCCCAATTCTGATAAGGATGAAAAAGTGTAAGCAGGGATATTACTATTGCAACACTTCAAAAAAGTGTAAGAAAATTCCTAAAGGTCATCACGTTATGCCTTCAGGGTATTTGATGCGTGATAGTGAGCACGAGGAAGAAGGAAAAAAGAAAAACGGTAATGGTAATGGAAATAACTCGAATGGCAATGGCAACGGGAATGGCGGGTCTAATGGGGGATCTGGTGATGGCGGCGGAGGAGGTGTCTCTGAAGCGTGGAGTGCAAGGTACAAGAGGTCAATTGACTGTGATAATCCAAAAGGATTCTCTCAGCGAGCACACTGTCGGGGTAGAAAAAAGGTAAATGAGGCAACAATGAGTTCTGCTCAAAAAAGAAAGGACACCATGCTGAA